GGTACCTATATACCTACCTATATCTGTATTATACCCAATGCGTAATTGAATTAACAGGTCGGCAAACCCCATAATACCTAGACCAATTTTTCTTGTTGCTTTTGACATTTCTTCAATCTCAGGAGTCGCATAATAATTGGCATCAATTATATTATCTAAAAACCTAACTGACATACGTACTGTTTTATCTAGCTTAAACCAGTCCATATTAGTTTTCCAGTCCAAGGACGGTTCTGAGGAAGCAGACAATGCTGTGGGCTTAAAGAAATTAGCTATGTTTACCGACCCTAAATTACATGATTCATTACCTAGTAAAGGTTGCTCTCCACAAGGATTGGTAGCAATTATACGACCATACTTCGAAATCACACGGTTGTCGATATTTATGGTATCTAAAAATACCATACCGGGTTCTCCATTACGCCAAGCACCGTATACCATTTTACTGAACACTTCTCTAGCATCAAGTTCTTCCACTATTTCGTTAGAACGGGGATTGATTAGAGGGTAATGCGTTCCTGCTTTCACCGCCCTCATAAAATCATCAGTGACCCCTACTGAAATATTAAAGTTATGTATATCTCCCTCAACGGACTTACAATCAATAAACTCTAAAATATCTGGATGGTGTACGTCCATGACCGCCATGTTAGCTCCGTCACGTTTCCCCCCTTGCGTAATCATTGAAGATACGCGTGAAAGAGTTTTTAATACTTCTATTGGCCCACAAGATATCCCATGTGTAGTTGATATGCGATCTCCTTTGGGACGAAGTTTAGATAGGGCAAACCCAGTCCCCCCACCAAATTTCTGAACCATAGCCGCATCATGGGCAGCTTTCATTATCCCTTCCATACTATCTTCTAAAGGTAGGACAAAACACGCAGACAAAGTACCTTGTTCAGTACCAGCATTCATAAGGGTGGGGGAGTTAGGTATGAAATCTAATGCTGTCATCATACTATGAAAATCGTTGGATACAAGTTCCGTCTCGACAGGAAGTTTTCCGTACTTGGTTTCTACACTACTTACCGCATCAGCTACTCGTTTAAACATCTGATCAGCGTTTTCAGTAGGTTGGTTTTTGTCATCCTTTAAATAATATCGTTTTTTTGCTACTAGTTCAGCTTGTGCTGCTAATATGACCATGTACTACCCCCTGATTTCTTACTTACGGAATCCACAATATAAACAAAGACCCCGTTCAGGTATCCATACGTTCGGGCCACAGTTTGCATCCTCACATTCGGGATTTGGCGGTCTGGGGGCAGGATCGGTGCCGGGTGTATTATCATTATACCCTAAAAGCTTCTCTTGTATAGCCCGTGCAGGGGTCATTTCGGCATCATTCACAGCAGTTTCCAAATCTTCTAAAATCTCCTGCATATTTCCTACGGTTGTAACTTGATATTGAGAAGATTCGAAACATGCTTGAAGAGCCATAGCTATAGAAAAGAAAGCATCTCCATGCCCCATAGGAGTCTCAGGGGCTTTGAGGTCATTGTTTACAGATAATATCTGAGAGGTCTGTCTTTCGTCCGCTATTAGTCTAGTATTTCCTTCATTAACATAAGTTTCAAATATCTGTGCCATGGTCATTTTACTTTTTGCTGTGAAGTGCATAGGCCACCATTTCTTATCCAATCCCCTATCTTCTAGTTCACCTCTCGTATTGTCTATATATCCTTTAGTAAGGTTGAAGTTTTTAGCAATATCGTTTAGAAACTCTATCTGTGCCGTGTAATCCCACCCATCTAACCATGTCTGATGTATTTGTTCTATCCTATCCCCGCTCTTTTTAAAAACGACAAGATGCGAAGGGTGCCTCTTTTTCCCCACATCGAAGCCAGCAAAAATACGGTCTGCCTCATCGAACTGATGAACATGATTAGCTGGATAACTCCTTAAATTATAATCTATTATTTTAGCTATATCTGTTTCAGAGAAGTACGATTCTTGACTCAAAAATGGTTTGAGTAAGAACTCTGATGCAAACGATTTTGGCTTTGCTTTCTGTTGTTCTAGTAACCACTCTTCACTATATAGTTCTGGCATCAATACTCTTCTCCCCGGCATAGGGTCAAACGCAGGAAGTTTTCTATACTTGAATCGTTCATCCGTCTCAAGCTTTGCCAAAATATCTCCGGGTAACATGGGAGTACCCATCACTACAACCGGGACTCCTTGGTTAGGTATGAACATAGATTCAGTCATGAAGTGTTCTTCAATCTTAGTTATTTGAGATAAGTTCAGTGGGTTCTCAGGGTCTTTTAGGATGTCGTCGGCTATCATTGCGCCATTAACATGCATACCTCTTTTGAAGGAGAATAGTCCACCGTGCGCTATTTCTAAGGAACTTCCGTTAGCATGTCTATATCTAAATGTATAATCTGCTTTGGGGGCCTCGTTCCGTATCCATTTTGATATTCTAGGATTACGAGCTACTTCTTTATTTATCTCGCTCATATGATACTTAGCCATAGTATCACTATAAGATAAGTATAAAATTCTAGTATCAGTTTTAGCCGTCAACAATATCCATATAGCAAAGGCATGTCCTAAAATAGTACTCTTAAAATGAGCGCGAGGTAATACCGCAGTATAATTTTTCTTCGCTTTAATCGTCGCTTCTAATTCTTCACATAAAAATTTAACATGCCAAGCCTTAAACAATTCGGGACGTTGGAAACTCAAACCCCAAATATCTCGGACAAATTCCCAGAACGAACCTACAGCAACCTTGTCACTATTTTTTATCCCTGTAGAGAGGAGGCCAAAAGCTTCTTTAAGAGTTACTACTTCGGTCGGCATTTTGTTCCTCTGTAGACACTAATATTTTTAATCTATTTGCAATTTTAGCTAGTAACTCCCCATCATCAATCTCATCAACCAATACTCTCATAACCTCTTGAACGAATTGTAAATTGATTAGTCCTTCTAATACTCGTCGTTCTCCCTGTATACCAACGTCAGCAGCTCTGACCGCATCTAAAGCTCTGGTAAAGTTTAGATTACCTAACTCATTAGAAGCTTTTTCTCTAATGTCTGTATAAATTTTAAGTTGCTCATCCTGTATCTGAAATGCTCTATTCGCTTCGCTTTGAACTATTTTATCATCTGCTTGCGTAGCAACCTGCGTCCTCTTGTTATCCCAATCATACTTCCTAGCCCAAGCATATATAGTGGGAGGTTTTACACTAATGTTATAATTGATCGTTAGATGTTCGGCTATTTCCCTCGCACTCATGCTGTTAGCTACATATAATTCCATACCTTTTAGACGTATTGCAACTGGTATATTTTTAGGCATTAATGCACTCCAAAAGCTTCAGTTCCGTGTTCCGAACTTTGTGAATCAATATTTCCTCCGTAGGGCGAACCGTCTGATTGCAATAACCTGCTAAAGTCCATATATCCTGTTTCATTAGTAGCTGCGTTATAACAAGCTGGTACTTTATATTTAGCCCCACTAGAAAAGAACGTTTTAAAATCTATCCCAATCTCTTCTCTAGTACACAACCCCTGCCAAACGTGCTCTCTTTCTGCAATAGGTTTAAAATTACTATCTTTACGAAGAGTTCCAGTTGTACGTTGAGTATCTTTAAATTGTTTATTATTAACACAGTCAAAATATTTACACCAAATAACTACCCCATGTTTCTTTTTTAAATCTTCTACCGTAGTTCCTTCAGGCAACCTGTCTTCGTATACCACAGGCTCTTCTTTTTTAGAACCCTGTCTAGAAACATACATCTTAAACTTATCTGCCATCTCTTCTCCTCCACAATGCTATACAAGCAGCATCTGCATAATCCTGCTCCGGAAACTGATCGCCCCATTTTGAAAGTGAAAAATCCATTATCTCACTTTTAGAAGCGTTACCTTTTCCTATAATTACTTTTTTCCACTTTCTATTATCCACAGAAGCAAATGGAGTACCTGACCTATGCAATTGTAGTTTTATCCCCGCTACCACCGAAGCTATGGCAATTGTGGCCTTCGCATTTTGTATGTATATAGCGGACTCTATCGCTGCTGTGCTTATATCTATTATACCAGCATAAGCTTCAAACTTGTCGAGTATCTCATAGAATCTAATTTCATAATCCTTATCCTTGCTTTCAAATTTTTCTAAACCTACTAAATTCTCATCCTCATCTAAAAGAGAAAGATGTATAGCTTTTGAAGAACAATCAAATCCTGCTATCATTCTGAATCCTTATAGGCTTGAGTTCTAAGAGATACTATCCTAGAAACTGTCGCAAATGCAGAAGTGTATAATTTGAGTTGCCCTAACAAGCTAGTATATAGCGTTGTAATATCTATCACATCTCGCCTCAATTTAGCCAGAGACTCTCTGGAAAGCATAATCTCCCCCCGTAACTGCTCTTTGGTAGGTTTACGTTCACCCTTGCCAATATGTTCTTCTGCAACCTGATACATAGCTACATTATATCCCTCATCAAACTGAGCTTCCATAGCCCCTTTACGAGCTTCTATATCTGCAACATGTTGTTCTAACAAACTTTTATAACCACCGTAGACAACCAAATACTCTTCTAATTTAGTTACTGATGCATGTATTACATCTGAAAATTTCAAATCCGAATCCGGAGTGTCCAACGACATTCCGAACGTAGGAATACTTAGATTTCCGATATAGTTTTCTGCATTATCTATAGCGTTCGTATAACTCCAACGTTTTTTCATACTTCCACCTTCTTACAATCGCACCAACGATTACCTGTACATTTCTCCGGAGCTTCGTTCATCTCCATCACACGTACACATCTCTCCACCACACTATCCCAAAGAGTTTCATCTCGTCCCAACTTAAAACACTTCCAATCCTGCATATTTTTATTTCTTCAGCATGGGATAAAGTCAGACCAATTTCTTCCAACCCATTTAATAAAGCATCTTTTCGAAA